TATGTCTTTGATAACACCCCAATTGTCAACTGTTCCAAGGTCAACAAAATCAGCCTTGCCTTGTATGTATGAGAGAAACTCTGCAGAAAGGTGCGTAGCACTCACAGCTCCATTAGCGATTTTGGGTGAGGTTATAGAGTTAGGCTCAATCTTATCTTCCTTAACAGCATATGTTAAGATTTTATCGGCAGAAATAGAGCCGTCAGCGAGTTTGTCTTTAGTAACGGAACCATCAGAGAGCTTATCAGTTGTAACTGAACCGTCAGCGAGTTTGTCTGTTGTAACTGCTTTAGCAGCAAGTTTGCCTGTAGTAACGGCACCCGTTGCAATTTTAACGGCGGTAACTGCATTATTCGCAATGTCAGCAGTTTTAACCGGAAACTTATTCTTTAGCTCTGACATACCCTCCTCGATGTCTTGAAGTTTTGTACCAAGAGTTGTCTTGCTAAAATCGATGTAAACGCTGCCATCAAGGACGGACTTTTCAACGATAAGTTTAAGAGTCTGTGTGAAAAGGACGGTGTTGCCTTCTATAAATTTAATGTCGATTTTTAGAACACCATTAAGGGCCGTCATATTTTCGGTGATTGGCACATACACGATGTTGCCGTCAATAGTGGCAGTTGCCTCGGCTTCGGCAAGATAGTTTGAGATGGTGGCATCATACTTGGCAGTTACATTTGAAAGCGATTGTGCCGTTCCGTTTTTTGTTATGGTTACTGCCAATTTAACGCTGTTTTTATCTCCCTGATGCAGTTTAATAACTTTTGTGGGGGTAACCCTGCACAGGTCGATGATTAGTGAATGTTCAAGGTTCACTGTATATACCTCCTTTTATTAAGTATGATGTCTGCTACTGTGATTGTTGGAGTTCCTATAACGAGGCTTTCCCAACGCTCAAGTAAGGCATCATAGGTTGCTTCGACTATTTTAGCTCTTGCTTTTGTACCAAAATTATCGAGGATAACCTCGACAGTATCACATAGGCTAACGCTAGCCATATCATCGAGGATTGGTCTAAAAGATACAGAAATACTTAATGAGGGTTCACCTAGTCGATTAACTGCAGCGTAGTTTTTTGCGTATTCAGTCATGGCTGTTTGTACTTCGCTGTATCCTTCACCTTTATCTCCGACTTCGTATGATTCCAAGAAATCTGTACAATCGCACATATAGACTTTTGTATATTTTGAATGTGAGTTTTCAATCTCAAGAAGCGGAGCAAAAAAGTTGATTTTTTTGTTTCCGTTTGCAACTTTACCGTAAGGTAAGACATGAGAATAGGTGGATTCACAAGACTCAACCTGTGATGCATCAGATACATTCTGCCCGTAGCGGATTTGAAATGAGCTGATACTACCACGCTCACGGTTAAAAGAAATATTGAGGTTATCCCAATGATACTCACCGTTCCATAAATCAGTAAACGCTCCTTCTTTACCGCCGAGAATATTACCGAGAGTTTCCGGGCTATCTAAACCGATAGAGAAGTTTGCTTTTGTTGTTATATCAGAAGTGAAAGTAAATGGGATGTCAGAAGTTATATATTCGTTTTTGAGTAGCTCCCAAGCTTCAAGAGGGGTACAGCTAACAACGGTTTTATTACCCTCGGTTGTTAGGTCACCTTCAGAACAGATCTGAAAACACAGATTTTTGATGTGTTTTGCTTCAACCTTAATAAAACCATCAATGGTACGAGTGGTTTTTTGAATTTCAAACAACTGCATATCATCGGTGGGGTTGGGTTTAACTCCTATCAAACGCTGTGACAAAATCATCTCTGCACAGTCGTCATTGACGGTTGTTTCCATTGTCAGCGTGTATGCTCCGTTTCGTACTTCTTTAACTTCACATTTAGTACAGCGATTAAGCGTGCCTAAAAAGGTGTAATTGAAGTCGGAAGTGGAGAGTTCATCGTAGAGTTTTGGTAGCACTATAAGCACCTCCATCTAGGAGCAATACTCATTGTTTCTACAGGGTTACTGCTAGTCAGCTTTATAATCGACTTTGTGGGGCCAAGCTCACAAGGAACCTCACCATCCACATACTTAAGAACACGGCCTTGATTGTTTTCGACCGTTATTCTTCGGTTTTCTACATCAATTACAAAGTAGCAGTATTTTTCACCCCAATTAAAGGTGTATGAAAAGTCTTTTGTGATTCGGACTCCATCAAGGGTAGTTGTGACCTGAACTGCAATTGTGCCAGACATAGCTTCTGTGGTGAGGAGTTTGAACTTGAAATAAGGTAGAGCCGAAGCTCCGAAGGGGTTAAATAACGATACCCCTGCGTAACCCTCTTCTCGTGTGTAAGAAACCATTTCTTGACCTGATTTCAGGTACCAATATGGCTTTCTAGAAAACTTGAGCTTTGCCGTGTTAAGGGTACGCATATCACGATTAACCTCTGCTAAATTCATAAGTACGGCTTCGGTATACATATCGTTATGGTCTGTATCCTCAAATGTATGGTATCCGTGGAGATAGGCAAAGCTGTTTACAAAGCGAGCTGCTTTTTCTTCTACAGGAAAGTTTTTCCTACCTATGAGAGAAACCTCACGAGTAAACTCAACATTTAAGTATCGTCCGTTGTCTATGTAGTCACTACCGTCTCTTCCCGGAATATCGACCATAGAACAATCTCGCTCGGCTATCTCAATAGGTGGAGTTTCGGTGCTTATTACACCAAGCTCGCTTATCCAATTATCTCCAAACTTGAAATTATATCTGCTCATTATGCATAAGCACCTCCCTTAATCATGATGTCAGACACTATAATGTCAGACACTCTATGTGCGATGTTTTCAATATCATCGCCGTTGTTAATAGTTACATTGCCAAATGAAAAAGTGTTGTTAAATGTAGGTGTTGTAGTTCTTCCGAATCCGCCACCTGCGGTAAGGTTTGTGTTGCCCATTACTGAAGCATTTACCTGTGCCTCAAAGTCACTAGGTACGGCTTTGCTGATATCCGCTGCAATACTTGAGTAATCTATACCGCCCGGACTGAAATTGACATTTGAGATGTCTTTCGCCAAATCCTCGGCAGCATTCACAGCAGTTGAACCTTCGTCTGTGATACCTTTTGCGAGGCCTAAAACGAGGTTCTTACCAACGACATCCCTGAACTTTTTAGAAGGTGATGCGATGCCAAAGAATCCAAGCACGCCGTCCCATAAGTCACCAAGCCAACCCGATACCTTATCCCACAACCAAGAGGCTGCGTTTTTAATACCGTTCCACAAACCCTCTACGATGTTTTTGCCGACCTCGACAATCTTACCTAAACCTGAAAGCAGAGCCTTCACGACAGAAGTTATAATCGTTGGTACTGCTTTTATAAGCGATGCAATGATTTGGGGAAGATTTGTGACCAGTCCCATCACGAGCTGTATGCAGCCAGAAACGAGCTGAGGAATACAGCCTAAAAGTGCAGAAATAAGAGTAGAAATAATACTCGGTAATGCATTCAAAATGCCGGCAATAATCTCCGGTAAATGGAGCAAAAGTTGGCTCACTAAATCTACAAGGCCTGTTATCAATTGAGGTAACAAACTTAAGAGTGTAGTTAGCAAAGACGAAATTACTGTTGGCAGGGCGGTAAGCAAGCCTTGTATAATTTGCGGAAGTGCAGAAACAATGCCTAGGACTATCTGAATAAGACCTTGGATTAACTGCGGTAGGAAATCAACAAGAGCCTGAATAAGTACAGGAAGTTGCTCGACAACTGCAGTAACGATTGTATTTATGAGTTCAGGTAGCAGTTCCACAATGGTTTCTATAAGAGATGGTAGAGCTTCCACAATACCGGTAACCAAGGCCAAAATTCCTTCGAGAATCACAGGCAGTAATTCTATAACGGCTGCGATTATTGTTTCGATGAGTGTGGGTAACATTTCAACTATGGCGGTGATGATATCGGGAAGTGCCTGACAAAGCATATTTATCAGGGATACAACTCCATCTATCAAAATCGGCAAAGCTGTTATTATCGCATTCACTATCGTTGAGATAAGCTCTGGAATTTTTTGTATTAGCATTGGGATAGCATCGAGAATACCTTGTATGAGACCAAGGATTATCTGTACACCGGCATCTATGAGCAATCCTAGGTTGTTTAATATCGCATCAACCACGCCTAGCAAAGCCTCAATAATAGTGGGAATAAGCGTTGGTAAAGCCGAGGCTATGCCGGATAGTAAAGTTGAAACGACCTGCATTGCTGTATCTACAAGCAATGGTAAATTTTCTAGAATTGAGGACACCAACTGTAACACAAGCTGTAAAGCACCGTCTGCAATTTGAGGCAAGGCTGATATAAGACTTTCTAGGAAAGTAACAATTATCGAGCTTGCAGCAGAAACTATGCTCGGTAAGTTACCAACTACACCTTGTATTAAAGAATCGATTATCAGCGGAGCTATTTCAGCTACAGCACCGATAAGAGTCATCAATATATCAACAACTCTTGGAAATATACCCTGCAAAGAGTCTACAAGTTCTTGTGTACCTTTTTGGATTTTATCCTTTGCATCTTTGCCACCCACGAGCATATCGGAAAGACCATACATTATTTGAGAAAACCCCGGTAAAAGCTCGCCAACAAGGTTATTCTTAACACCGGTGAAAGTACGACTTAAGGTGTCGAGCGAATCTCTAAAGCCGGCAGATGCTTTTACTGCGTCTTCCGACATAACAAAACCGAGTTCATTTGCAGCATCTTTTAATTGCTGTGTGGCTTCTGCGGACTGGTTGAACAGAGGTGTAAGGTTCTGTCCACTTTTGCCGAAGAGGTCGTTAGCGAGTGCAGCTCGTTCTGTAGAGTCTTCCATACCTTGCATACCCTTGATGACGGCATCGAAAACCTCTTCACGGGACATAGTGCTTAAGTCGCTCATAGAAAGACCGAGCTTTTCAAATCTCGCTACTGCGGAGTCACTTCCGTTT